AGTCCAGGCAGAGCAATTCGATGATTTTGTCAAGCAATGGCAGGACTTGCTGGGCCTGCACCGATGGCGAATAGAGCGCGGCCAGAAACAGGCCAAGGATGCAATGGCATCAGTCGAGTTCAACGACGATGCGAAGCTAGCGACTTACCGCTTAGGGGATTTCGGTGCAACGCCGATAAACAATAAGTCCCTATCCCAGACAGCACTCCACGAGGTGCTTCATGTTTTCCTCCATGAGTTGATCGCCATCGCACAAGACCGTGGCGCTACCCCAGAGCAGTTGGATGCTGCTGAGCACGGGGTTATCAACGTACTTGAGTCGGTCTTGTTCAGGGAACATGATGGGTCACGTTAGTAAGAAACGGGATGAGCAGTTCATTGCTGCATGGCACTCCTCTGGAGGCTCTCCTATTCGATTGAGTGAGCAACTGGGCCTTAGCCTGAGAGCCATTTATTTACGCAGAGACGCAATCGAAAAGCGGCATGGCATTGCTCTAGTGGCGAGCAGTCCAAAGGCTCTGAAGCACGATCCAATGGCCCTGCGAGCGATCATGTCCTCGAGGCGGGATGTCAACCGCCTAGAAATCCATGATGGGGTGGTCTTGGTGGGATCGGATGCCCACTACTCTCCAGGAGTGGTTCCTATCGCTCATAAAGCCCTGTGCAACCTCATCACCGAAATGGGCAGCGAAATCAAGGCTGTCGTTCTCAACGGAGACATCCTGGACGGGGGTAGCATCAGCCGCCACCCTCGGATCAGGTGGAAGCAAGTCCCAACCGTCAAGCAGGAGCTTGATGCCGTCATAGAGCGAACTGGCGACATCGAACGGGCGATCATTCCCGGCACACACCTATTCAGAACCTATGGGAACCATTGCGCCAGGTTTGAATCGAGACTGTCTTCTATGGCTCCCCAATATGAGGGTGTTGCTGGGTTTACCCTAAGAGACCACTTGCCTCAATGGATGGACTCAGACCGCATCGATGTCAATGAAGATATGGTCATCATCCATGACTGGCACGCCGGGATTCACTCGGGATGGAACGATGTATTAAAGGGCGGCTGTCATACAGTCACCGGACACACCCATGAGCTAGGCTGCAAAGCACACAAGGGCTTCAAGGGAACCCACTACGGCATCAAGACCGGGATGCTGGCCGATGACGACCAACAAGAATTCGATTACAGACTCGGCAAGCCTGGGCTAAACTGGCAATCAGGATTCGCGGTGTTGACCTGGAAGGGGGGAACTTTGCTCCATCCAGAGTTCTGTGCAGTCCGAGATGACGGAAAGGCGTACTTCAGGGGGCGGCTTTTTGCCGATTGAGCATGACCGAAAAGCTGAAACTTGAGTTCGCTCCTGGGTGCTTTGACGACTTCGACGGAACCCAGGAAGAGCTGCAAGAAATGATCGCCCAGCTCCACAAGATGCTGGATGACGGAACGCTATTCGAGCATTCTGAGCCTGTCTCTGAGGAAGAATCCCAAGCAATCCAGCGCAAGATAGCCGACAGATCATCTCGGCAATGAGTGGCTGGCTCATAGCCCTGACAGGCTGTATCTATGCCTGGATCGCTCTAGAGCAGGGACTCAAAGGGAATTGGCCTATGTGCGTGGTGTACGCAGGCTATTCCTTCAGCAATGTTGGGCTGTACCTTCTGGCTGAGAGTTAGCCTCGAACAGTCTTCCCTCTTGGCCGCACGGCCCCCTAGTGCGGTTGTCTATACAAGACCCGATCCCTTTACTGGCTTTGTAAGGGTTCTTGACGCAAGACATTGAGATGCTGGTGTACTGGCTGTGCTTGCGAGGCTCTTCTCTCAAGTGCTTGCATTGCTTGCAGAGTTCGCGGTCTTTGTCCCAGGTGTACTTCGGGAGCGTAAACATTTCAAAGGAACTGCTAGGTTAAAGACGCTTGAGGTCTTGAGGATTGATTTCTTTCGGGCCTCGTACTCACGCTTTCTGGCGTTTGGGTCGGGCTTTGGCTTTCTAGCGTTCGGGCCTGCACCGAGTTCGTAGAGTGCGCGAGGATACCTTCTTTGGTTCTTGTGGTCTGTGACCCAGCTCTTAATATGGACAAGCTGTGGGCGCTTTCTGTTCTCTCTGATGAGCCTGAGCATCATTGAAGAGGCGTGGTGAGCGCAGATGCCTAGTGCTTCTGAGATTTCTGCGCTGGTCATTGGCCCGTCTTTGAGAAGTTCTAATACCTTTTCGTTCTTCATTTCTTGAGAAAACGGCCACACCTGGTGCAGCGGATACGGTTGTTGGTCATGGTTCTGCGGTGGAGTCCAAAGAAGCAGAGGATTTTCATTTCTTCACCTTTCGCTCTTCATACTTGGCGAGCTGCCAGTTGTCTCCTAAGAATCGAAGCGACTTTATCCACTTTCTTTGGTAGGCCCGATTCACTTCTCTTGGGAAGTCTGGATTGTTCCAATGCTTCCTAGCTAACGTCAGGAGCTTTGTTTTCATTTGGCCTCCGCAAGAACACACAAGATGCAAAAGATCACCCAATCGATGAAGCTCATGTCTTCTCTCCTAGGCGTTCGCGCAGGGCGATTGCGGTGTTGCAGATAACCACACCACTGGCATACGTTCGCTGCATCACATGGTTCTCAAGACAGTCCAACGCCTGCCGCAGCAGGGCGGTTTCGCGCTCGGCAACAAGGGCGGCGAAGCATTCAAGTTCTTCGGTTCCAAATATCCAAAGCGGGTGCGTTTCTCCGCATTGCTCGCACTCGTCCCCCTGATGTCCACCGGACTCCTGCGCCATGCGGGTAATGTCGTCGCGGCTCATTCCTGCGCCTTCCGATCTGCTTCATCCTCAAGGCGATGGAGCGTCTTGGCACTCAGAGCTTCCACAGGAAACTCCAAACCATTGATGGTCAGGCTAATGATCTTGGCGCGGCACTCTCCGACATGAGCCTCGACCTCGACGGTGCAGTCACCGATGTAGGTTTCAAACTCCATTTTTGACTCCAATCACTCGACGGTTGCGGCCAGATGCACCAGGCTTCCTAATTCCTGTATCTACAAGAACTCCCAAGCGCATCAGAGGAGCGATCCTGGGCGTGATGCTCTGGAGATCAATCCCAGTAGCTCTGGCGATCTCCTCCGTGGTCATTGGGCCATTCGCGTTGATGACCTCAAACACCCTGCTCTCCAGGGTGGTGGTGTTGATCTTCGCTGCCTCGTGGGATGTGTCGGGATCGGTGTTTCGTGCTAGTCCACTCATTTCGGCTTCCTTTCGCTTAACGGACTGTGTGATGATAAGCCACCTTATGAAGAGGTGGCCTAGTGATTACCCTTAAAACTCAATATCGTTCGTGCGGCGGCGAGGTTTGTCTTGTTCTTCCTCGCGGGGAGGGTTCATGTAAGCCCAGCCATTCCAACCGCCCTCGACATTAGGAGTGCAGTCCATCTTGAGCATGGGGCCGTTCTTGGTATCAATGACCGATCCGATCTTGAGATAGCGGCTCTTCTCCTGGCCTTCTTTGTTGGTGTACTTGCCAACAACCACGGAAATCTCATACATGACTTTGCTCATACTGTGCTTTCAATTGAGTTACGGTTGAATCGACTTCTGCCAGGAACTTGACGATCTCGGCTTCCATCTCTGCTATGAAACGATCGTCCCTCTCCACTCGAGCAACGAACATTTGCATACTCTCTGGCATCCTTTGGTCATAGACCACAAAGTCACACCACTTCTTGTCGGCGCACTTCATCTGAAGCTGCATCTGCTTGAAATATTTATCCGGGATTTTTCTTGTCAGGAGCTGGTCGATCATGGTGGCCGTTTCAGGGCACTTGATCTCCACCAATCCCTCTCCGACAACCCCGTCCGGTGAGGCTCCGCACATCTCAATGGTCGGGTGAGGCATGAACCCTACCTCAGTCACCAGGACGCCCATACGGGCTTCATATGCGGCCCTGGCCTCTGCCTCTGTTTGGACTCCCCATTCCATAGCGGCGTTGGAGTAAGTCTTGGCAGGCTGGCCTGTGAGCCTCTCGACTACGAGTTGGGCTTTGTAGTTGTCCCGATCCGCGCTCCATCCTGTCTTGGTCTTTGCCATGACCTTGTAAACAGAGGATGCGGTGACCTTGCCACATCTGGCCTGGAACCATGAGTCTGTGCGTTGCTCAGTCATAGTATTCACTCCGAGCTTTAATCATTGCATCGGCAGTAATCCATGCCGTTGCCTCAATCCAGGACTGGCCCCGTTGAATGATCTGCTTCTCTAGCTTTGGATTTGCAAGCAATCCTTGTAACGCTGCGGCAGCGAAATAGTCCCTCATTGAGAGACCCTCGCACTCCTCCATTGACCCGCACTCAAGCGTTCGCTCTTGTGGGAATGCTGGCCCACCGTCCCAGGTTTTTTTCATTTCGCCGCCCCTTTCAGACTAGCCTGGTGCTTCGTCCAGAACCGAGTCTTAGCCGGAGATGCAGGGATGGCCTTGAAAGCCGCCTGGAGCGCGTCTAATCCATCCATAGCCGCTTCTCTGAGTGCGTCCAGGTGTTGAGCCTCAAACGCTTGATCTTCTGCCCCGGAGCTGCGACTGGCTGCGTTGCCATCGTCATCCTCTGGCGCGATTCCACAAGCCGCCATCAGGCTATAGCGCCGCGCATAGGTCAGGGCCGATCCGTAGCCTTGCGGGTCTTGTTTGGAGGCGGGAACATGGAGCTTCCCGCTAGAGAGCATTTCTCCTGACTCGTGGAGGAACACGGTCTCGACAATCACTCCATCAGAGCATTCGGTGTTCTGCTGCATCAGCATGATTCCGTTTGCATTCAGAGCGTCGATGACTGCCTCAACGCAAGCCGCCAGATCAGCGTAGCGGCTCTTGAAGTGAGGATTCGATGATGTCTTGAGAGCAGGGCCAAAAGCCTTCTGCGCCGCGACCAAAGCTGTTGCGATGTTTTTCATAGGAAGAAGAAGAAAAAGAGTGCACCACACAAACCGAGGAAGATGGC